ACATCAGCGCGCCGACGTTCAAGTCAGGAGTCCAAGAAGTCCCGGACCTGGACGCCAGTCCAGATCGCCTCATGGTCCCATGGCGCCGCGTCGACCAGCAGCCCGTCGACGATCCGGAGGCAACGGCGCCCCGTGCTCGCGGCGACGATGCGCTCCAGGCGGGCGCCGCTGGACTGATCCCATCCGTCGAGGAGCACGACGCCGTCGGCGTCGAGCACCTGCCGCAGGTCCTCGCGCATCACGCCGGCGAGGTCCTGGGCGGCGAAGTCCGCCTCGTACATCTCCTCGGATACGCCGAGGGCGCGGTCCGCCTCCGCCGGGGAGAACACCTCGTGACCCATGGCGCGCAGGACGCGCGCGGCCTCGTCGAACGCCGCGAAGTTTCCCCCCGGCATGCCCCGCATCGGCCCGGCAACGTAGATCCTCATACCAGCCCCATCCACGCCAGGACCTGCGCCGTGAGGGACGGGATCGATTCGATCGGCCCCTCGTTCCGCAGGGCCAGGACCTGCGTGCGCGGCAGGTCGAGGTCGACGTAGCTCCGGGAGTCTCCCGCGAACGTGCACCCCGGGCGCCACAGCAGAACCTGCCGCACCGCCGGCGCGCCGTAGCGGTCGACCAGGACCTCCGCCTCCTCGCGGAAGCCGCTGTCCGTCACGACGGCGAGCATGTCGGCTGCGTTCGCACGCTCGCGGTAGAGGTCGATTGACTCGGCGAGCATGTCGCCGAGCACCCGCGGCCCGTGCAGCGGCTTCATCAGCCGCTCGCTGACGGCGATGTAGACCTCGCGCGGCGTCCTCCCGAAGAACTCGGGGCATGGCACGTCCTTCCGGGACTCGAAGGCGTCCTCGCCCTCGCCCGGCGGGCAGGCGAGGTACGCGCGGTGCGCCGTCTCCTTGAGCGCGGTGGCGAACTTGAACCGCCGCGCCTCGGGCAGCGACGGCTGCCCCGTCGCGCGGCGCAGGTTGACGGCGTCCACGACCGCCGAACCCAGGGTGTCCTTCCCGCAGCGCGGCGGGCCGTTGATCAACAGGATCTGCAGGTTCATGCTTTCTGTTCTGGACTGGTCCAGATCACTTCCATTCGATGCGACCGCGGCCGATGCTTTCCGGACGCGGACTTCGCCAAGAACAACGGCGAGAATGGGAGCCAGTGGGCACCCTCGTTCTCGCACACGATGACTTGTCCACGGCGCGTCCTGCACCACTCGCCCAGCTCTTGATAGTCCAAGGTGGACGATCCGAACTTGTAGTTCCTGCCGGCGTCTTGGTAGGGCGGGTCTATGCACCACGTCGCATTGACGTCTGGCGCGTCCGAATAATCACCCTGGATGACCTTCCAGTGCCGGATAGCATGCAGCTGTCGGGCGATCCGCTCGCGGATCATCTGGCCCCAAAACGAATCCGGACACTGTCGTCCCCAGCTGCTCATGCTCTTACGGGGCGAACTAGATCCATGGTTCAACCACCAGCCGATCAAGCATCGCGCGCCTTCCGGCAGGTCGTAGTCGTCGACGGTCGTTCCTGCGACGACGTCCGGCAGCGCCAGGATCTCGGACTCCGGCGTCTGGATCATGTATTCCCAGGTCTTGACGATTGCGGGGAAGCGGTCCACAAGGATCACCTGTCGGTCCGGGAAACGTGTGGCGTATCCGGCAGCACCAGCGAACGGCTCCACGATCGTATCATGATCCGGCACCGGGTAGTGTGGCGCGCCGCGCCATTTTGCGCCGAAGTAGAGGAAGAACGGTTTCAGCCTAGGAGTCATGTTTTCTCTTCTCTCCACGGCACCAGCATACCTCGCTCGTCGAAGACAGGCTTCGCCCTCTTGTCCCACCTACGCATCAGGCACGGCTCCGCCGTCACCCGGACGTCCCGTATCACCGTCGCCATGGCGGACTCCATCAGCCGCCGGATTTCCACGCAGGAGTCGCCGGCCCGGTCGTCGTCTGGCACCTCGATCAGCAGTTCGTCGTGCACCTCGTTCACGACGCGGCACCCGATCAGCGATCCTTCGCGGCATGCCCTCACCACGTCGAACATCGCCGCCTTGAATCCCTCGGCGGCCGGACTCTGCATGGCGAATCCGTTCGCGGACGCGGTGAACGTCGTGCCGGAGCGCAGCGCCCCCATCGGCGTCACGTAGCGCAGCCCCTGGACCTCCCGCTCGCCGCCCTCCTCGTCAAGGTCTGGCATCACGAGCACGGGATTCCGCGGGTCGTGCTGTCCTTTGACCCAGTCGAAGTAGCGCACCATCTCCGGGTACGTCGAGAACCAGACCTGCCGCAGGCGGTCCGCCAGGGCGATGCCCAGCAGCTCCGGCGTCCAGCGAAACTCGTCGGGCCGCATCCGGTGCAGGCGCCGGGCGTAGTGCTCGACCACGCTCGTCGCCCGGAACTCGGACGGGTCGCGCGCGAACCGCTCCTGCGCCATCGCCACCACGTCGACGTCGTACTGCTTCTTCGCGATACCGCACAGCTTCCACGGCCCGAGGCCGCCCGGGAACCCGAGGCCTACGGGCTTCGCGAACTTTCGCCATCGCGAGTAGTAGTCCGGGTCGGCCTCCTCGTGCGCCCGGAAGAATCGGTACAGCGCGTCGGGATCCTCGGTGCGGGTGCCGGCCTGCAGGGCGCGCCGGCTGAACCCGGGGTCCAGGTCCAGCGCCAGCCGCGCTCCTAGGTAGGCGTGCAGGTCGACGCCGGCGTTGACCTTGTCTCTGTGCACCGACTCGCCGAAGAGGGTGTACGTCGCCTGGGCGACGCACACCAGCTCAAGCGCAGAGTAGTCGCACGAGCACAGCAGGTAGCCGGGCCGCGGCATGAAGCACGTCCGCGCCCGCGGGTCGACGTTCTGCCCGTTGGCGGAGGGGTACTTGTCCGTGGCGAAGCTCGACGTCCGCGTCGTCTCGACCAGGACCCGGTAGGGGAAATGCACGACGTCGGCGACCTCCCCCTCCCAAGTCATCCTGGGCAGCTCGGTGGTGACCAGTTTCTGCAGGAGCTGCCGGCGTCGGAAGCACGCCAGCGGGGACTCGTCATCGGTCGGCGCCAGCATCTCGTCGCGGTCGGCGAGGGACGCGACCATCTCCTTGTCGGTGCTGACGTCGCCGGTAGGGGTCCTCTTGATGGTGACGCCAGACTCTGCCGCCAGCGCCTCGGGGTCGGCATGCGCCAGGACCTCGGCCATCGGTCGTCCAAGCGCCCGGGCGACCGCGACCGCGACGATCCGTCGGCGCAACTCCGCCTGCCGCACGGACGCCGCGGCCGGCTGCTTGAATCGGATCCCGGAGTCCAGGAGCGCCTGCCGCATCCCGGCGTCCAGGCGGCCCCAGTTGACGTCCTCGGGAAGGATGCCTAGCCACCCGGCGACCACCTCGCGGGCGCGCGCGTCCTGTCGCGAGTGCGGCACCGGCGGCGCCGACGGGGACAAGATACCGGCGCGCAGCAGCGGACCCATGCGGTCCTCCGACAGCTCGGCGGCGAGCAACGCCTCCAGCCGGCGGAACTCGGCAGGATCGACGCGCATCCCCGCCTCGGTGATCCACGCGAGCGCGAATGCAGTGGAGCACTGGAACTCCTCGGTGACGAACTGCCCGTCGCCGGCGCCGGCGCGCGCGGCCTGGGCGAGGTGGACCGCCAGCGTCACCCGGGCGTCCTCGCGTGCGTACTCCCGGGCGTCGGGCGGGAACTGGTCGGCGCGCAGCCCGTCCAGGACGTCGTAGTTGACGCGCCACGAGTCCGACTCGTCGTCCTTCCCCTCCATGTCCAGGCCCAGGTAGTTGGCGGCGAGTTCTCCAAGCGAGTAGGAGATCCGCTGCGACGACCCGTCAGGCAGCCGGCGCTGCTCCAGGCGGCCGTGGGTGGAGAGGTTCAGCAGCTGCTCGCGCAGCATGGTGTCGTGCACCCGGCGGTCCGCGAGGGCGCGCCACGCCAGCGGCTCCAGCTCGGGGTAGCGGCGGCAGGCCACCGGCAGGTCGAACCCGCCGACGTTGTGCCCGGTCAGGTGGACGGACGGATCCGAAAGCAGCTCGCGCAGCGTCGGCAGCAGCTCCGGGTCGGCGGTCGAGAGCAGCCAAGGATCTCGACCCTCCTCGGCGAACGACGCGCAGACCAGCGGCGGGATCACCTTGCCGGGGCCGATGCGGTGGGTCTCGGTGTCGACTGCGACCAGCCGCGGCATCAACTCTCTCCCTCGCCTGCGGACAAGATATCGGAGACCTGCTGTTTTGCCTCCCTCATTCCCTCGCCGAAGGTGTTAGCACGGCCCATGGGGGGGACTAGCGCCGCGCCATGGCGATGGCGCCAATCGGAGACGCGCGCAACCTGGCGGCGCAGTCGCATCAACTCAGCGGTGGCGTCGCGGATCACTTCGCCCTCGTTCCAGCCTCCGCACATCTTGAGCGCGCCGTAGCCGGGATACACGGCCTCGGCAAACGCGGCAGCCTCGGCGTCGGTCAGTCGTGGTCTAGTCATGCCCCTATCATACCTCAGCGATGGTCCCGATGATGCGCTTTTCCGCGATCACCAGGTAGTCAGGCTCCCGCTCGATCCCCACGAACCCGACGTCCTCCAGCACGCACGCTATGCCGGTCGATCCCGAGCCCATGAACGGGTCGAGGACCGTAGTCTCTCCGGGCATCTTGACCATCCGCACCAGCCAACGCATCAGCTCGACGGGCTTGACCGTGGGATGGATATTGCGGCCTCTGCGGCTGCCGGCGCGCGGATTCTGTGAACCGGCGGATCCCTCCTTGCGGCCTGTCATCTCGGCCCTGGTGCGGAGCGGCACGTCTGCACCAAGACCGAAGTCACGGTCGCGCCTAGAACTCTTGGCGCAGTAATAGAAGCGGGAAACATCCCCCGGAAGGCAGTCCAACACCTCCTTGCTGCCGTCATGGACCAGGTTCGCCGGCCAGCGTCCCTTCGGATCGACCCGACATCCGTCCACGTTGATCCCGGCGACGCCGTGCGTCAAGGCGTTGTTGGCAAACGTGCCGTCGGTCGGCTTCATGGCGAGCAAGATCGGCTCCCACGCCGGCTTCAGCGCGGTGCCGTAGCCCTGCCACGGACGACTGCGGTCCGTGGCAGCTGTCGTCAGATCGACCATCCTAGTCGGCAAGTCCCCGTCGAACCCCTGCGCGGCCGTGGTTACCGGGTGGACCTTCGACGTGTCCGTCATCTCCTGTATTCCGACGACCTTGCGCTCGCGCCAATCCGCTCCCGGAGTTCCCTTCCGCTTGTTCAGACGCCATACCTCGGCATCCATCTCGGTGCCCAGCTCCAGTATCTCGCGTAGCGTCTCCCATTGCTCCCAGGTTGGCAGCGACGGCTGCGAGTCCGTGTCACGCGCCGCCCAATGGTCGATCAGGCGCGGGTTGCAGTTTCTGAAGTGCACCACCAAGTCGCCTGACTTCACTTTCCGGAGTTCCATCGCCGCGCGCAGATATCGGCAGACGACTCTCACCGGCTCCCGGTCTTCGTCCCGCGCCCGGTCGATCGCCTTGTCGATCGCGAGCGACTTCGGGAAGCCGGAGCCGTAGACCCACATCAGACAGTTATGCAGCTTGAACCCGGCGTCCTCGATCGAACAAGCGAGCCGATGGTATGTGCGGGTCCCCCCGAACGCAAGCAGCATGCCGCCGGGCTTGAGGACCCGCCGCACCTCGCGCCAGGTATCTGCCGGAGGCAGCACCGAGTCCCAGCCCTCGCCCATGAACTCCAGCGCGTACGGCGGGTCACAGACGCACGCCGTCAGGCTCGCGTCCGGCATCCGGCGCAGCACGTCCAGGCAGTCCCCCAAGTGCAACTCGGTCCTCATCCCTCGTACTCCTACCACGGCGTCCATCCATCGGCCGTCAGGAATCCCCACTCCCGGACCTTCGGCCCCGCAAGCACCAGGGTCAGGGTTCCCGGACGCGCCTCGGCGATCCGGTGCAGGTCCGTCGCGCCCTTCCAGTTCAGCCTCCGCACGCGACGCATTCGACGGCGCATGACCAGCTGCGGCAGGGGACCGCGCATGTCCCAGTGCAGCCCGTCCGGCACCTCCTCGACGTAGCCACCGCGCAACACAAGCGACAGGAACGAGACGGGATGGTCGTGCATGTCGGGTTGCGGGTCGGGCTTCCGGATCCAGTGCAGCATGACCGAGAACCACGGGGTCTTGAGCAGGTGCAGACGGCGCAGGTACTCGGACCCGCCGGCCACCACCGACGTCCAGCGCCAGAGCGCCCAGCGGCTGCCGTGCCGGTAGCGCCTCACGATCTTACCTCGATCAGATGATCTGTCACGAAGTAGGCCACTACCGCCGCTCCCACTCGAACAGGATCGGCAGGCACGGCACCAGGCAGACGTACACCTGCCAGCGCAGCTTCGACCGGCGCCAGAACACCCCGACCCAGCAGTCGCGTGGCTCCCAGAGGACTCGAATGCTCA